TCTTCGTTTGTCGCTGTCTGTGCACACCTTCGTTGTTATTTCTTCCTCGTTTTAACGGACACTGCTGCCACCGTCTCCTCCTACTGTTTTTTTTAATGATACGGCCACCACCTAGATCTACACTCTTTCCCTAACGACGCTCTTCCGATCTATGAGCAACGCATTCACCACACTAACTAGCGTAAATAAGTCCAGTTATGATGACGGATACTACGGTCAGATTGACCCAGCCGTCCTACGAGAGCTTGTAACAGCTCTAGATAACGGACAGGTATCTTTAAACAAAGGCGGCAAAATAGCTTTGAAAGGCTGGAAGAACACTCCTGAAGGCGGCGGTGAGCCGTACATCTCAATGAAGTGGTCTAAGCCTATGGACAGCGCTCCAGCAGCTCCAGCAGCTCCAGCTAGTTTTGAGGACATACCATTCTAATGAAGGTCATTAATTTAAAAGAACAAGGCATTAAAAGATCACCATCGCGCAGCAAGTATGTTGTGCGATGGCTAAATATGTCAGAAACAGAGGCTCTGTCTTTTGATGACTACGATGACATGAGGACTGCTTATCACTCCATTAACAGTTTCTTGCGTAAAAACGAAGATCTGTACAAAGTAAAGCAGTTTTCAGATCAAGGAGCAAGACGTTACTTAGTCTTGAAGGTCAGAGCATGAAGATCACTGCGGCAGATACTATGTTTAGTAAATGCGTAAGATCCAGAACGAACTGGTGCTGCGAAGCCTGCGGCACACAGTATGAGGAAGGATCGCAAGGACTTCACTGTAGCCACTACTTCGGGCGCAGAGCATACGCTGTGCGCTTTGATCCTATGAACGCCTTTGCCCATTGTTTTGGCTGTCACCAGAAGCTAGGCAGCAATCCTGATGACTTCCAGCGCTGGGCAGAGGCGCATCTTGGTGAGCAGGCCATTGGCATATTGCGTGAGAAGCGTGAAAACATTGGTCTCGCTAAAGACTATAAGAAGAACCTTAAAGACGTTGCTAAGCACTACCGTGAGCAATTTGAACTCATACAAGCAGCGCGAGCAGAAGGTAATGACGGAAGAATCGAATTCATTGGGTATATTTGATATGAGTATAAATGAAGGCCAGCACTGGATAGTTAATAGCGACCACGCAATGAAGATGTTTAAGGAGCATATGGACGAGCTGTAGGACAAGGAAAAGTACCCAGGAAAAAAATGGGCTACTGGTAAACAGCGCAGCTTAAAACAGAACTCAGCTCTGCACGTTTGGTGTCAGTTAATGGCTGACGAGCTAAACTCTGCTGGATTGGGAATGGAGAAGGTCTTAGAGCATAAAGCATCCATTGATTGGACTATGGCAGGCGTTAAAGAACACCTGTGGAAACCAGTTCAGGAAGCTATGACAGGCAAAGACTCTACAGCCGAGGCCGAGAAAGTGGACTACGTTAAAGTCTATGAGACCTTAAACCGTCACTTCGGTGACAAGATGGGCATTCATGTGCCTTGGCCTGTAAATGAAAAAAGCAATCCTTGAGATAGATCCGCTATGGCGAGAGATTGCCGATGACAGCCCTGAATCGCTTAATGGACGGTCTGTTAATAAGAACTCCTATGCTACTGGAGTTATAGGCGAATTGGCTGTATCTCAGGCACTAGCAAGCCTTGGTATAGCTCACAGCCATGATGACACCTATGACTACGACTTCCTTACTGAAGGTATACGAATAGACGTAAAGAGCAGCAATTCTAGGTTCGCCAGAGTAGGAGACAACAATCAAGCCATGCTCACTGATTATCTAAGAAACCAGAATTGCGATGCTTACATTTTTGCTTCTGTCTGCCATACGGATAACTTGGTATATGTAATGGGTTGTTGTGCTAAGTTCTGGTTTTGGGAAACAGACTGCGGTCAGGACTACAAAGCTGGCGAGAAAATATCCGTAAGAAAAATAAAGCAAGATGCTAGAATGCTAAAGTACAAGCACTTGACCAGTATCTACGGTTTGCCATTACTGTTGGAGGCATTGAAATGAAGCGACTAGAGTTTTGTATGAAGAGCCAAGAACAAATTGAAGAATGGCTTGAAGAAGTAGAAGATAGAATGTCAGAGGATGATCTTAACTATATAGCTACTATCGCTTTTAACTTAGCTAACATGGATGAGTTTATATTTAGTAATGATGAGGTCTGTGATAAATTTCTAAACTATCAAACAACTCATTACTATGGAGGCGCTTTGCACTAAGTATTATACATACTTTCCGGTCTCGATCATCTCAGCCAGTTCCGTAGCTCGGTTTCCTGTTTGCTCTGCAAATCGACTATCTAAAAGCTGAGTTGCAGCTTCCTTATAATCAGCTTTTTCAAACGCCTCTATCATTTTGTGGAAACCACGAAATCTTGTAGCACCTAAACAGAAGAAAACAGATATCACTGCTTCAGCTCTAACTTCATCAAGGTCGCCAAACCAGACATATTCTTTGTTGATCTCTTTAACACATCTTACAATGTCATTAGATAACAAGTAGTCTATTTCATCTTCAGACAAGCCAAGACCGCCACGGCTGTCTACGTTACGTCCTACGCCTATTGTGTACCTGTTTTCACTACACAGATAAACAAAATTCTCTGCGCCTTCGTGACGCTTGAGGATCTTAATTAAGTTTTTCATTACTTACCTACTTTCTTGACGCGCTCGTAGCTTCTAGCGCCAGCTAAACCAAGCATACCCATAAGCACCGGAAGCATCACCGTAGTATCAGCCTGTGGCACTTCTATGCCAAAAGGCGCAGCAAGAGGAGAAATAAGAAAGTTTACCGCAAAACCTGCTACGCAGACCCAAGCAGTTGCTGGCCTCCAAGAAGACTGAAACCAGTTGCCTTTAGCCTCTTCACGGTTGACAGAGATTTGCGCCAGCATGATTTCTTGATGGTGCTTATCAGCCATTGTAGCTATCTGGTGAGCAAGCTCGTTTTTCTTGTCTTTATCCTCAACAAACTGGTCTAAAAGATTTGCTACTGGGCCTATTAAAGACGTAAGCGAAGACAGCATTTAATTAACCGCTAAAGCAATAAAAACACTAACAGCCATAATTACTACTACAGTAGCTTGCTCGTCAGTCGCACCCATAAATTTAGCTTTAACAAACTTTCCTATTACTTTAACGTGTTGCATAATTGCTCCTTATTTGTCGGCTTTGGTATCAAATCTTTTAAAGATCGCGCCAAGCCTCTCTTTGATTTCGCGTATGTCATCACGATAATCTTCTTTCGCTACATACAGCATAGGTATGGACTTCATGTCAGCATCAATCCTATCCAATAATGCAAAAACTCGATTGACCAACCATCCAACAACAAATCCTGCTACGGCTATTGTTACGTTGAACATGACTTGATAATCCATACTACACCTATAATGTCAGGTCAGGGACTTTACGCGAAGCCCTGATTTGGTAAACGTGACGAAGCGCCTCTCCTCCATCACGATGAAAAGTAATCTGTGTCATTACACTAGATGCGGAATAGCCGTGACTTGCGTGGTAAGAATCGGGAAAAGCCAACGTCCCGAAGGATTCCACAAATACACCATTATCCGTCTCTATCGCGTTCTGATGATGGATATGTCCGACTAACCATTTTCGGTAGTTAGTAGACGACCATTGATCCGGTAACATCCTTGGCAAAATAGCTGCCAGTTTAGGCGCTTTAACTTTATCGCCGTGATGGACCGCAATCAAAGTCGCTCCAAACTGAAGTGTGTGAAAGAATCCGTGAGGGTCTAGGATCGTTACCCTTGGTTCTTTTGCGTAGTAAAACTTCAGTATCAGAGCAAGAGCGATGGCTGTATCCGAGTCGTGGTTACCACGAGCCATTATCACACTGACGTTCTTATGCTTAGATAGCATTTTCTCTATCGCAAATATAAACGTCTGAGCCGCAGTCTCAAGAACCACTTCTATGCGTGTATCTACATCTAGTCGAGTGCCGCCAAAAGTAGTCCCTGCTGAGCCGTTAGCGTGTATAAAATCACCCACGTTTACTAACAAGGAATGCTCAGAAGCACTAGATACATCTACCAAATAGTCTATGGCGGCAAGATGAGACTTAGCGGCTATTTTAGTGTCGTAGTCCTGCTCTTTCGTCTCCCGAGAGTCGGCCCGCATACCAAAGTGTGCGTCACCTATTACTATGGTAGGCAAAAGGTCATCAGCAAACTTCTTCGCCTTTGGCTTGGCCTTGGGCTTGTATTGCGGCAGACCCTTTACTAAGCCATCCACGAACCCTTGCAGAGCTTTATCACGCTCGGCCTCGGTCAGAGTACGCTTAGTCTTCAACCACGCTTTCTCACCTTCCTCCGTGGTCGTGTAGATAGACCTGCCAATGACCACTTCGCCTTCTGGAACGTGCCGTCGCGCATCCCAGTTATCAGAGTATCCCTGCTGAGATGCGTAGTTTTTCACGGCCTTAACGTGGTCGCGCATAGTAGACGGAGTAATGCCTAGAAGCGCCGCAGCGTTAACAGCAACCTCACCGCACTCTTCCCAAGCCTTTATGGCTTCACGTTGTCGTGCGGTCTTGGCGTAATCGATTAGACTCATTAAACAACCCTGACTTTTAAGTTATTCGCAGCCAATGCCGTTATCCTCACAGAACTCTGTGCAGGCGCATCGAAGTCGTAATCAGTACCCAACACAGCACCTTTGTTCAACACGTTAGCATCGTAGATAATCGCTACACCGTCTGACGATGGTACAGTAGAACCCGATGTCATGTTGAAGAATATCGCTAGATCAAGCACGTTACCAAGAGCTATGTGGTTCGGGTCTGTTACTGCGGCTAGGTGAGTCTTGTCCATTTGGTTTGTGTAGGGTGCTGTAGAATACGGTT